GGTCCGGACTGTCCATCGGTTCGGGGCTGGGGGCGATGTTAGCGCACCGTCTCCAGCCGGTTGGTCCTCCGCACGGAGTACGGGTGTGGGGGTGACTTTGCTCAGCAGTCGATGCCGACCGCATCAAGTCCAGCCGTGATTTCTTGGGCCACGGCCAGAAGATCGGCGTCCGATAGATAGCCATGCCAGATCGCGGCGGCGGCCACCGTGGTGGCCCCGGCGAAGCCGTTCGAACCTCGGCTAGAGCCAATCGCAAAGGCTTTGTCGGTCACGACCTTGCGGGTCTTGGTGCTGTTGGTGGTCGTGCCGCCCTCACGGACCCCGGCCTTGAACTGGTCAATCCGGCCGACGAAGTTCGCCGCGCCCGTTGTCCTCATGCAGATGATGCGGAAATCGGTTGTCGGCGTCGCCATCGAGCGGGACGACAGCACTTGCTGAGCGTTATCCGTCCCGCAAGCAAGGCCCTGAATGCTGTTCGACGAAACATGAAGAGACGTCACGGCAGTTACGTTTGCGCCGTCATAGTTGGTGATAAGCGGGGCCGTCGCGCCAGCGAGCGCCACGACGGTCAGCAGTGTCAGCTCCTGCGAGTCGAGGATTTGAGTATCAAACCAATTGGCCTGCGCCAAGGTGGCGGCCCGCGCGTCGAACGTCGGTGTGCCGTGTACGATCAGCGGCAGATCCGGGTTCGCGAGGTTGGGCACGCTCGTATTGACGTCCCGGCCGAACAGGTACTCCCCGACGAGGTCGGTGCGATGTTCGGTCAGGCGGGCCGAACGGCCGAGGCCGGAGGCCGCGAAGTTGGCCCCTTGGTAGACGTGACGGACTGCGGGCATGTTTAGCTCTCCAGGATTTGAATGGGGATTTCGCTGTGCGGCGCCCAGCGGATGACTTCGCGGGCCACGCCGGCGCGGCTGTAGGCAGTGGTCGAGACGGCGCGGACGTTCGATGACTTGCCGTTGGCGCCATTGGTCAGGCCTGCGCCCTTTGCATCCAGGGCAACGCGGAGGACAGGTGAAGCGCCTAGGGCACGGTGCAGAGTGCAGACGATGTCGCCAGCATCGATCCTGATGCCGAAGAGCGAGAGCGTGCCTGTACCGTCAGTGACCTTCAGGCCGTAGTCGGTTGCCTCGCCGATTGTGAGGGCGTCGATCTTGGCGGGCTCCGAGAAACGCACCCGCAAGGTGTTTCCACGCGCAAAGGCCGCAACAACCCGGAAGTGTCGCGGCTCGCCCTCAAAGAGATAGCGTCCGATGCACAGGCCAATCTGTCGACCGCCTTCATTGTAGCCGGTGTTCAGATTGTGAACACCGTCGCCGTTGAAGGCCTTATCGTACCAAGGCCCCGTGCCCTCGATAAGCGGACTCTGAGCAATTGCGTCCATCTGGGCTAGCTGAATGTCGGCAAGCTGAGCAGCAGTCGCGGATGCTCCGCTCGTTTGGTAGAGAAAGGTCTTGACCGGCAAACTTTGACCCGTGATCGCTCGAATATCGGCGTCAATGTCGATTGCGAGTTGCAGCATCAAGGCCAACCAAGTTGCTCTAGCCGTGCCGTTGGCAGCGTCGTTCGCGCCGCAAATAAACGCGACAGCGGGACAGGTGAACGTCTTTCCCGCCGCCGTTGCCAAGCCCATGGCCGCCGTCACATGACCAAGCAGGCGGGTGTAGTAAGTCCCCGCCTTGTCCAGGTCGCTGATCTTCTGAGACCCCTGTCCGGGCGTCGAACTGAATATCACTAGGTCGGACGGCAAGATGCCGTGGCGTTGCAACGCATATTCCGAAATCGCGCTGGCCATGGCCGTCGCGGGCGTCTCGCCATGGGTGGTGGTGTCGGCCCCGCCACCGGCATTCTTGTTGTCTTCCACAAGCGGTTTCGATGCCGCCGTGTCGGAGCCCACGGCGCTTTTGGTCCCGCCCGTGAAAGTCAGGTTGGCATAGGGCTGCACGGTGCTCAGGGCGGGATACCCGCCTGAACCCACCGATGTGCTCTCGCCGTAAACCGGGATGTAGGTCCACTGAGCGATCCGGCTTTGCCCATCAGAACTGGAAAGAACCCGATCAATATCGGTCATCGACGCGGTCGGATCGGACGACTCCAGTTCGGCGTTCAGCTTAGAAATCTCAGCTGCGCCGATCTCAACGACGCCATCGGCCTTGCGCACGCGCATGGCCGTGATTCCATAACCATCCTCCCAGGTCTCGGCGTAGACGTCGTCTTCTCCCACGGTATGCGAGAGCAGCGGGAGCATGGCGTTGTCGGCCTGAAACTCGCCAACCGCGCCGGTCGTCGCGTTCAGGCGAGTGAGCGTCTGCTCACCGTCTTCGTCGAGTATCCAGCCGATGCAGCCATAGCCGTCCACGCCGTAGGCGCTGACGCCCGTGAGCAGCGGCGTATCCTCGACGACGATATAGGAGCCAAGGCGCACTAACTCATTCAGCTTGGCCCGAACGGAAGCGCCGCTCTCGCCGTTTGCGATGAGATCGGTCATGGTCAGTCTACCCAAACAGCATTGTCGGCCCAGTGGCCGCTATCATTCCAAAAGCCGGTGATCAGTATCCAGATCACATCCCCCCCACCCTTGTTAAGGGCGATGATGCGGCGGGCGGCGATAAAGGCGGGCATCAGTCGCGATCCACTTCGAGTTCAAGGGTGAAGGTTTCGGCGCTGGCCGGCGTATAGGCCGCAAGCGCCTCGATCAGGCCGAAGATCGCCGTCGCGCCGGTCGCCGCCTGGAAGCTGATGCAGGGGCCTAGATCAAGCGCGCCCATGCCCTTGGCACCGTCCGAGAAGACCCGGTCCATGGTCACGTCGATGCTGCCGAGATAGACGGCCGCCACACCATTGACCGCCGCTGAGAACGCGACGTTATCGCCCGCAGTCGTGCTCGGAGAGGTCTTGAACAGGTGAACGCGGAATGACGCATTGGTGGTCGACGCGCCCGACTTGGACAGCCTGGCGCGAAGGACGCGGCCCGTCCCGGCGTTCTTTCGCGCGGCTGCCAGCGATAGCGGGGTGACAGACCCGGCCGTCGCGCTGTTGGCGACAAGGTCGCCAGCTGAATATGGCGTAGTGTTCGCTGGACGGTTGAAGGTAGCCGTCGCGACCGCCGTGTTGCCCCCCACCTCGCCAAGATGGTTTTCGCCGGCGGGAGTAGCCCCCTGCAGCGCCGCCAGCACCGCATCCTGCTTTGCTTCGGTCGCTGGCGCAGCGATAACCTTTGCCAGAAGTGAGGTCAGCAGCGCCTCGGCGCCGTCTACGCGGCCATCAATCGCCGACAGCGCGGCGATAAGCGCGGCCCGCTGCGCGGTGTCTTCCAGATGATAGAGCGTCAGGCTCGCATCACCGTTGACCCGGGCGAGCAGCCCCTTGGTGTCGCGTGATGCATTTTTGACGTCAAGATTGGCATCGGCCATCAGAGCGCTCCGATCAGGGCTGAATTGTTGGGATTGGTGAAATCGAGGTCGCCCGTGCCGCCAGCGGTCACGAGGTCGAACAGATTGATGATCGCCGTCTGCACATTCTCTGCGTCGAGCGAGGTGAGAGCGTCATCGAAAGCCACAGTCAGGGCATCTGCGGTGCCGGGCGGGCCCGTGGGGCCGCGAACGCCAGCCGAGCGGATGATGGCGACGGATCCGGCCCGGTTGATGATCACGCCGCCGGTCGCGGTCCCGTCACCGGCCGGCGCCTCGCAGGTCGAGGCCTCGGGATCGATCAGGTCCGAAAGCCCGCGCACCAGCTTGACGGTGAACACAGCTGCGTCGTCAGCCTCGGCGCCGTCGATCTTGCGGACCTGCACCGAATAGAGGCCGGGCGTCTTGTCGGCCCAGGTGGCGGCCGGGATGCGTAGCGCGCAGGACAGTTCAGCCGTCGGGGTCTCAACGCCGCCCTCGACGCTGGCCTCAAAGGAGCATGCAGGTTGACCGCGCCGCACGAAGGCGACCGAGACGCCCGAGCCGGTCCAATCCTCCCCGGTGAAGTCGATATCGAACGACCAGTCGCTGTCGGTGCGCGCGATCGGCACATAGGTGTCGGGGATTTTGGCGGCTGACATCGGCCCTCCAGGCATGAAAAAGGCCCGTTAAGGCCCGGTGTCGGTCAGGTGCTGGGTGGCGCGGTCAGGGCGCGGTGATGGTCTCGACGTCGGCCCCGACAGCGTCGAGAACCTCAAGCATCCGATCATCGTCCGCGAAGACGTTGGGCCAGTCTGGCGCGAACCACTTCACGTAATCGGCAGGGCTGGACTGCAGGGCGGTCAGGACCGCCCCAATCTTGCCGGCGGTGATAAGCCGGTCCTGAATGACCGACTTGGGGATCAGGCGGCGCGGCTGCGTGATGGCGGGCGGCGCGAGATCTTCGCCATCCCAGAGCATGCCGCAGACGGCCAACCAAGGCGCGAACTCGACGAGCTCGCCATCAGCCGGAGCGCCGGTCTCAATGGCCCGGGCCATGTCGCAGTCGCGCCAGACTTGGACGACATAGCCGTCAACGATCAGGGCGGTGTCCATAGGCTGTTCCTTATGCGTCGGCGATGCGGGTGGCGCGAAATTCGCAGTAGATCTCGACGTCGCCATTGCTCACCGGCACGCCAAAATCTGTCGCTGACGCGGCGCTGTTTTTCTTGTGTTGGACTTCGAAGGTCTTGGCCGAGGTGATGATAACGATGCCAAATGCCGTGTTTCTGGTCACCAAGGCGCTGGAGTGGATCGCCCCCTCACCAAGAGCCGCCGTCGTGCTGTCGGTGATGTTTTGGATACGCAGGCGCGACGGATTGCCGGCCGAGTTGTTGGCTAGGGCCCAAGCCTCAAGCCGCCACGTCCCGGCGCCAAGCTGGACCTGATTGCTCGACACAACGGCGCCGGCGATGTTGCGCAGGACGGTGTTGAGCGTGCGCGTGAGCCAGGTGTTGCCCGGCGCGGCGCTGCCGCCGTCAGTTCCCGCCGTCTTCTGATCCTGCACCAGCACATGGGGGCCCAGGTCGGTCACCACCTTGATCGACTTCAGGGTCGAGCCGTCACAGGTGATGAAACTGGTCTCGCCCGGCTGCAGCAGCTCGTTTGTCGCCAGCGCCAGGGTGATGACGCCGGTCCCCCGGTTGGTGATCGGCTGAAACCAGCCCGACCCCAGCGTCGCGGCGGCGTTATAGGTCTGGGTAAAGGTCCCCGTCGCCTCGATGCTCTTGCCGCTATCGGCCGGCGTCATGGCGGTGTTCGAGGTGCGGGCCTCCGGGGTCAGCTTCAGCGTCGCATCTTCACCCTTGGGGCCAGATAGCGAGACGGTCCAGGTCGAGTAGGTGCCCGAGCCCTTCACGTCGTCGGCCTCAACCGTGAAATCGAGGTCGCCCGTACCGCTGTTGTAGGCGGTGACGGTGCCGAACATCGAGTTGAGCGCCGATGAGGCGGTGACTGCGGCGGTGATGTGCATGCCTGGCGCCAGTTGCAGGCCGGTCGCGATGTCGAGCGATTTGGCGCCGGAGCCGATCGTCAGGCTCGTCGTTGAGGTCGAGACGAAGCCGGCGCCGTTGAACACGGTGTTGAGGTCGCCAGCCAGGTCGTTCATGCCGTCGACGACGTCGTTGATCTGGTCCGTAAGCTCGACCAGTCCGGTATTCAGAGTATCGTCGGCCTTGGCCTCAAAGTTGGCGGGATCTGCGATTTCGGGCGGATCGAGGACGACCGTGATCAGAGGAATCGTCATGGCCTAGACCTCTTTGGCTTCAAGTTGAATGGTGGCGAACTCGGCCGTGAGCGGCTTGATCGGCATGGCCGTGTAATAGGCGACGCTGAAAACGCTCGCGTAATAAGGGCTGTCTTCGTCGTCGATGCCGATCCAGAGCGCGGGCTTTCCGGCAAAATCCTCCCGGAACTTCCTTGCGCCGGCGATGTAGGCGGCCGGACAGATGATCGAGACGGCCAGTTTCTTTTTGGTCGCGCGAGGGGTGAGCTTGCGCTCTCCGAACTCGTCTTCATCGACTCGCGAGAAGTTGTCGGAATCGTCGGTCGTGTCGTTGGTCGCGGTGCCAAGCGGCACAGAGGTGCCGATGATCAGCCCGCCAAGAGCGACGTCGCCTTGCGCGCGGGTGAGGGTGACCGTGATCACCGCGTTCGTGACAGGCGGGATCTCGACGGAAGAAAATTCGCGGGAAGTCGTGAAGGGCGCGAAGAAATAGTCGTACCAGCTGGCGACGATGCGGGTACGGAGCGACTTGGTGATCGTCTTGATGGGCGATCCGCCGACCGAGACCACGACTGTCACGCTGTCGGCGACAATTCCGTCAAGGCCGATCGCGTCGACCCGCATGCCCGGCGTAATCGCGACCGTGAGGGGTGACGGCGCATAGGTGGCGGTGCTGCGCAGGAGGTCCAGCATGGCCCAGGCGTTGGTCGGGCCGATGTCCTTCCACTTGTCGGGCGAGCGCAGCGGGTGGTTACCGGTGTTGCTGGCCTCCAGGCTGAAGAAGGTCCGGTGAACCTCGGCCGTGGCCGTGTGGGTTCCCGACTGCGTTCCGGTCGTGACGATCGGGGCCCCGCCCTTGGTGGCCGAAAGCTGGAAGGTGTCGTCGGCCGAGTTGACTACGAAATACCGCGTCCCGGTGGTCAGGCCGGTCGGCAGCGCCCCGGTGGTGGTCAGAACGACGGGCGTGGTGTCCTTCAGGCCATGGCTTGTCCACGACAGCACGCCAGGCGAGGCTACGGTGATCGTCACGGCGTGCGAGGGCGATCCGAGGATCACCTTGTCGGCGGCGGCGTAAGCGGTGGCGATGTTGAACACCGCCTCACCCGGCCCCGGCTCGGCCGCCGTAGTGCTGGTCAGCCGGGCGTTCGTGATCTCAAGGGGAGGAACAACCCTCATGCGACGGCCTCGATCAGCGTGGAGTCGCCTCCCCGGGTGACTTCGTTGAGGATGCCGGCCGTCTTGCCGGTGTTGGCGGCGGTCTTGGCGCCGTCGCGCTGCATCTGCTCGATCTTGGCGAGAAGGGCGCGGTTGACCTCCAGCAGAGACGCCATGACGTCCTCGCGGGAGACGTTCACGACCTCGCCGCGCGTCGCCATGAAGTTGACGGGGGTCGTGTCGGTTCCGCCGTTACCGCCAACCGTGAGCGAGCCGCCCGTGGCGAAAGCGATCCGGTAGGCCTGGCCCTGCTGCATGAGGATCTCGCGCAGCTTGGCCTTGGTGGTCTCATCCTGCTGAACAGCCCAGGCCTGAAACCCGCCGCCTCCGAAGTCTCCGGCGTAACCCTGACGAGCGAGGGCCATGTTGGCGTCTGGATTGGCGCCCCAATTGCGGTTCGGGTTTGAGACCGCGCCGCCGAACGTCGAATTGAGCGTGTTGATCGCCGAGATGACGCCGGCGATGCCCTGCGCAACGGTCAGGGTGCTCTCGTTGAGGATGCCCAGCGCCGAGACCTGGGCCGTGAGGGCGGCCAGCTGCTGGTCAGCGATCGAGACCTGACGGGTGGCGGTGTCCTCGGCTGCCTGCACTGCGGCGCGGATGCGGGCCTGCTCCCGGAGGAACTCGATCTGCGTGCTCGCGCCGGACATGGCCGAGCTGTTTGCCGCCTGCGCTGCACCGACCAGCTGGCCCATGGCGTCGGTGTCGCCGAGCCGAGCCTTGGCCGCGATGGCGTAGAAGTTGGCGCCGCTCGCGGCCACGCCTGACAGACCCAGGCGGAACTCGCGGAAGCTCTGCGCATAGCCGGCCATCTGGTCGCGGGTCGCGCGGATCTCTGCGGCGTCGCGATCATAGGCCACCTTGAGGTTCTGGCGGGCCGTGGCGAGGAGATTGGCGGCATCGGACTGTTGGGCGGCCAAGAGCTCGGCGGCGGACTGTGCGGCCCTTGCGGAGGCATCACGCGCGGCGGTCAGGGCGTTCTCGGCCTGGATTTGGTCGAACAGGCCGCGCAGGCTTTCGTCCACGGCCGCGCGCTCGTCGGCAAGGCGCATCTTGGCGGCCTCGTCGGTCTTGCCCATGGCCTCAAGCAGCTGGATTTCGAGTTCGCGGCGCGACGCGGCGATGTCAGCGGCCTTCTGCGCGGCTGCGGCGGCGAGCGCATCGGCCTTGGCCTTAGCGTCGGCGGCGTCCTGCAGGGCCCAGATTTCTTTCTGGGCGGCCTGGTTCGACGCATCCATGGCCTTCAGCACGTCGTCGCGGCGCGCGAGTTCGGCCGCGAGTTCGCCCTGGGTCAGGCGAATCTTCTCGATTTCCAGTTGGCGGGCCTCATTGGCGACGCGCAGGAGGCGCGCCTGTTCCTCGGCCAGGCGTTGGGCCTCGGCTTCGGCCTTCGCCTGCTTCTTGGCCTTGGAGGAGCCGAAGAGCGAGGAGATGCCGCCGATCAGGCCGCCGACGACCGCGCCGATGGGGCCCGCGACCGTGAAGCCAGCCATGGCGCTGCTCGCGGTTCCGGCAATGGCGCTGCCCGTGGTGCCGCCGATCGCGTTGCCAACGCCTTGGGCGACGCCGGCGATGGCGGCCATCCGGTCCTTGGAAGTCGCCGCGGAGTCGAAGGCCTTCTTGACCTGATCAATCGTCCGCAGCAGGCCGGAGAACGCGCCGGCCCAATCGTTGCCTCGGATCGACCAGAAGATGTCGTCGACCGAGTTGCGAACGGCATCAGAGCGTTCGCGGGCTTGGTCCAGTGCGGTGATCAGGTTCTCAAGGCTGGTCGCCGGGCGGATGTTCTTGTCGAGGACCACGTTGAGAGCCTGCTGGGCCTCACGCAGCGCCTTGGCCTGCTTTTCAGCGGCCTGCATGGCGGCGGCGCGCTCCGGCCAGACCTCATTTGCGGCGACGACGACCGAAGTCTCAAGCTCGATGGCCTTGGCGTGGTCCTTGGCCTCCTTCGTCGCCTTAGCCTTGCCCGCCTCGGACTTCATGCGGGCAGACGCGGCCTTGACTGCTTCGGAGGTAATGGCGCCAAGCGCCCGGTCGACAAGCGCGCCGCCCGAGGTCAGCCCCTGGGCGAAGGCCTCGGCGCCAGCCTTGCCGGTCGCGGCCATCTGCCCGGCGTAGTCGTTGCGCAGCTTGGCAAACTTCACCGTGTCGAGCGTCGGGATGGCCAGGCCAAAGCGCGAGTTCACCGCGCCGATGACCGGGTTGAGCAGGCCGATTGCGCCGTTGACCAGCTTGGCGAGACCTTCGAGCGTGGCGTTGGCGGCCGAGACAACTGCATCTCCGAACGCGGCGGGGAGCATTTTCCACGTCGAGGTGATCGCGCCGTATGCGCCCATGAAGGCGCCGACGACGGTCTTCACCTCCTTGACCGTGTTGAGCGCCAGGTTGTCGAGGAAGGTGTCGAGCGCCTTGCCTGCCGCCTTCAGTTCGGGCGCGAAAGCGGCGGCGAGCGCGCCCTTGGCCGCGTTGAACGTCCCGACCGCGACATCGCCCATGGTGATGGTCTTGGTCTTGACCTTCTCCAGCTGGTCAGCGGTAAGGCCAAGGCTGTTGACGAGCCCCTTGTTCTCCTCGTTGATCTGGCGGGCCGACAGCGCGAACACCGAGCCGACGGCGCCGGCGGCGATGGCGATGGGCGCCAGGATCGCCAGCAGGGGCGCAGCCTGGGCATAGAGGCCCGCGATCACGGCCTTGAAGTTCAGGCCCTGCGACGCCGCCATCTGGAAACCGTCGGCGATCTGCGGACCCTGCTGGATCAGGACCATGAACGGGCTGGCCCCGCTCGCCAGCGAGACGCCAACGTCGGCAAACTGCCGGGTCATGTTGAGCGTCGCCTGGGTCAGCGCCTTGGACGAACCGACCGCCGACCCATGCACCGCGTTGAGGCGCTGCTGGGTCTTGATCAGGGCCTCTTGCTCATTGCGGAGATGGTCGGTCGCGCTCGCGGCCTGGATCTGCTCGCGCTCGAAGGTCGAGAGTTGACCAATGACCCGGTCAACTGACTGGTTCATCTTCGCGATAGAGCCGCTCGCGCGAACATTGCCGGCTGCGAGCTTGTCGGTGGCGCGCTCTGCGCTCGCCGCCTTGGTCGCGACGGCGTCGAGGTGCTGTTCAGCGGCCTCGGCGCCGGTCGTGGTGAAGCTGAGACCGAGATTTGCGGTGTTGTTCATCGCGGCCTCCTCTTCGATATCCGCCAGGCCGCACGCGCAGGGGTTTCCCTACGACGTGATGACCTGGCGATTGGGGACATTGCTGAACATCGCGCGAAGGCCGGCGACGTCGGTAACCGGCACTTCGCTGGGCCCGTCGGACTTGGCCGCACGCTCCTGAAGGGTCTCAAGCACAGCGTCATCGATCTGCATCAGCAGGTCGATTTCCCAGGCCGTGAGGTCCGTCAGGGTGAGGCGGGAGAAGGCGTCGATTTCCAGGTAACTCAGAGGCGTGAGGCCCATGCCGGAGGGCCGGCGCCGGGAGACCTTCTTGAAGATGTCCCAGATGGGCCCAAGCTCATGTGGAAAGGGCGGAAGGTCCTCCCTCCGCCCGTTGCCATGGGCCGCCTTAGCCCAGGCGATCAGTTCTGCGGTCAGCCCCGCAAAAAATTTGCACGCACCGTCGAGGCGTTGTCGGGCTGGTCGCGGATGATCTTCAGCTTCGGGTTGCTGTAGATCTTGGTCGCGGCGCCCGGGGTGTACGGGACGACGCCCTCGCCCAGGCCGGGGTCGACGCCAGGGACCAGCTTGGACGGCGTCAGGCTCCAGCCGACCGTCATCTTGACCAGATGCGCGACGCCATCGCCATCGAGGCTCTCGCCAGTCAGTTTGGCCGCGGCGCCGTGCTTCAGCCGGCGGTCGGTCATCGAGTGGCGCGACTTGACGGCGACGTCGGAGTCTTCGCCCAGGACGGTGATGGTCATCGGCGTGCCGTCGTCATTGAACAGCGGCTGGTCGTCGATGCCGACGAGCTCAACGGTGAAGCCTTCGTCGGGATTGTAGGTCTTGGTCATGGTCGGATCCTAAAAAGTGCGCCGGTCGCTCCGGCGCATAAAGTTGGAGGGGCTCGTTGGCGGTGGCCTTAGCTGACGCGCACCGACGGGGTTTCGATGAACACGTTGTTGCCGACCGCGTAGGCGGTCTTGGTCACGTCGTTCGCGCCGCCGACATTGAGGCGACCGGACATCACCGGGCCGCGCACATAGATGACGGTGTCGGTGTCGTTGGCGTCGGCGCCGTCGGCCAGGGTGATCTTGAAGGCGTATTCCAGCTTGTTGGGGCCGGCGGCGGCCAGGCGGCAGGCGATCTGGCCCGGGTCGAGCGGATCACGGGCGACGTTGAAGGTGGTCGCGCCGTTGTCGGTCGAGCCCTTCAGGTGCTGGACGGACGAGCCATCGAGCGGCGTGAAGGTCGAGTCCTGCGACTGCGGGCCGATCTCGCCCAGGCTTTCGGCCTTGGCGATGACCACATAGGTCAGTGCGGAGAGCGCGCTGACGTCGGTGGCGGTCGTGGCGGGACCGATCGCGATGGTAGCGCCGGCGGAGGTGGTAACTGCCATGGGAAGGCTCCTTCAAAATGGCGTGGAGAAGCCGGCGCCCACCCGGCTGCTTGGGGCGTTGCTCGGAGGCCATGGCCGCGAGTTGGAGGTCGTCAGGCGGCCCAGGGAACCGTGACGGGGATGCGAAGCCGGTCTGCGTCGTGCAGGGGCGGAACAACGAAGGGATGGCCGCTGACCTTCACGCCGAAAGCGCCGGAGGTCATGCGATGGCCGGGCGGGAAATGCGCCTCGATCGCGCCGACGACTTCCATGGCCGCGGCGATGCCGACGTTCTTGGGCCAGATGACGTTGATCAAGAGGATGCCCTGGTCGACCTTGCCGCTGGCGAGGCCGGCGAACAGCGGCGAGTTCGGGAAATACCGTACCTCAAGATATTTGCCATCGGCCGGCGGGGTGTAGGTTTCGGCGGCCTCTGGATAGGCGATCGAGCCTTCCTGAAGTCCGGTGTCGATCGTCGCAACCCGCGCCATGAGCGCCTCATAGACGGCGGCGGGCTTGGTCGTGGCGGTCATCGGGTGTTCCTCGCCTCTGCTTCAGCGGCGACCTCGGCGACGATCTGCGGCCAGCGTTGCGCCGCAAGGTCGACGAACAGGCGAGCCTCGCGGTTCTGGCCGCCGTAGTTGGCGACGTTGGCATAGGCGGCCGTGTAGACGGCCACGATCGGGTCGTTGAGTTCGGCCTTGGCGATGATCAGGCTCACCTGCGCGGCGTCATAGGCATATGCGCCGGTCGGGTTGGGATTGTCCGAGGTCGTGAAATCGGTGAAGCCGATCGTCGCCTTTAGGGAAGCACGCAGGAAGCCCGACTTGACCGGCATGTTCCCGCCCTTGGCGACGGGCGTTTGCATGATCTCGATCGTGCGCTGGGCCGCCTCGCGGCGAACCGCGACCATCCGGCCCTTCTTTTCCGCGACCCAGCCCCCGACCGTTGCCGAAAAGGAGCCTTGGGCCATGCGGGGTCACTCCAGATTGGCGAGGAAGTCGATGCGGTAGTTGACGTCACAGCGGCAGCGGACGGTTTCCGACGCCGGAGCGCCAAGGCTGGTGTCGCCCGGGAACATGAGGCGGGCGCCGGTCGGGGTGCGGAACGGCTCGTTGAGGCCGACGGTCTCGCCGTTCATGATCCGGTGCGAGTGGCGGACCCGAAGGTTGCCAACATCGCGCCAAGTCCTGCGAACGGCGCTCTCGCTGATCTTCCCGGCCTCGACGGCTTGAACGTAGGCTTCACGCTTGGCAGCCTGCAGCGATGCAAGGCCCTCGGTCAGGCCGATCGTCTCGCCGCGCAGGGCCAGCAGCCGGTTCTTGTATTGGTCGAGCGCCTTGCGGGCGGTCTCGGCCGGGATGGCGACCTCTTCGCGGATCGCCTTGTTGATGGTGCGGTCGAAGCGCTTGTCGCGCCGGGCGCGCGTGAGGTAGTTGCGCAGATCGGCCGGATCCGATGAGGCCAGTTCGACCTTCGCGGCCTCGACGGCGGCTTCCTGCGGCAGCGAGAGCCCAAGGATGCCGCCCTCACGCTGCCCCGTGGCGCGGTTGACGCGGCCGACGATGTCCAGGCCTGCGGTGCGCGGGTTGGCGCCCTTCTCCATGGCCCTGACGAGCGCTGCGCGGACAGCCTGGCGCTGATCCTCGAGGATGCGGGTCACTTCGGTCGATGAATGGTCGCGCAGCCAGGCCTCGGCGCGCGGGTTGCGGCCGCTGAAGCGAATGGCGACCGCGGAGTCTGGCTTCAGGGTCGAGACCGCGGCGTTTCCGCCCTCGATGTATGCGGAGCGGATTTGCTCGGCGAAGGCGTCGTAAGCGGCCGGCTCGATGTTGAGCGCCTCGACCGCTGACTGAATGTCGCCCCGCTCCAGGGCGGAGATCAGGCGCTGCAGGTCGGCTTGCTGGCGAAGGTCGGCTATCGCGGCGCGGAAGGCGTCGGCGATTTCCTTTTCATAGCGGGCCAGCAGCTCGTCGAAGAGCTGGGCCTGCGTCGGTTTGCGCGCCATGACGCCTAGAGCCTGTCCATCTGGCGCTTGACCCGTTCGCGCATGGCAGAGACGCCCTCGATCTTCAGGTCAACGTGCTGGTCAATCAGGTCGTGCGCCTGGCGGCGGAGCTCCTCGACGGCCTTGGCGTCATCACGAAGGGTCGCTGCGACAATGCGGCTCACCGTCGCTTCAAGCTCGGTCCAGGCAGCGAGGGACAGGATAGCCGGCCGGGTGGATGCGTGATCGCCGCTCATCGCCTGACCTGCAGTGTCCACATGACGACGGTCCCGCCCGGCGCGAGCGTCTCGATATTGATAATCGAGTGCTCAACGTCGCCGATCACCAGTTTGTCGGACAAGGTCGGCTGGATTGCAAGTGCGCCATTGGCCAGCAGGATTTTCTTGTCGGTCGCCAGGACGCGCGAACCGTCGATCTCGCGGCCGTTGAAGTCCAGCACGGCGAAGGTCGCGGCGTAGTCGTCGGGGGATGGCTCGCCCGGGTCATAGGCGGGCCCAGAGCCCGGCAGCATACGGCGGAGCGTGCCCGCCTGCCCAAAGCGGGCGATCAAACGATCAGCGGTCGCCTTGGGTCGGCCGTAGTTGAAAGCGGTCACGATCGGACGGCCGTTCCGACGAGGTGATTGGAGCTGCCGGCGATCAGACCCGCGATCATGGCGTCGACGATCAACATCACCGGGCGCGAGGCCTCGGCGGTGTTGGAGCCCACCACGTATTCAGTCCTGATGGTGTCGATCGCTTCGCTCTTGATCCGGTCAGCCAGAACGACGTCGGGGTTGGTGTAGCCCGGCGTCACGATCTCGCGCACGGCGATTTCGCAGCAGGCGTTGACGATCTCGATCGGAATCTCGGTTGAGGCGATGTCCTCGCCCTCCCCGTCCGTTGCACCAGCACGCGGCCAGGCCAGGGCCTGCGAGCGTCCGCTGGTCCGGTAGCCTTTCCACTGATAGCCGGTCGACAGGTAGTTCGTCGCGCGGCGCAGCGCCGTTTCCATGGTCTCGGTCGGATAGTCGGTGCAGCCATCCCAGCCGGCCGGCCAGACGCGGTTGCAATAGGCCAGGAAGTCGGCGGACGAGACGAAGCTGTCGGCGGTCGGCGAGCCCGGGGTGACGGTCAAGGTCATGGATCAGGCCTCCGCAGTCTGGATGCGCGCACATGCCGCCTTCATGGCTTCGGGCGCGCGGGTGTCGAGCCAGGCCTGATAGAAGGCCTGAAAGATGGCCTGCACGGTGTAGGCTTCGAACTCCATCGACGGGCTGTCCTCGCCGATGTGCTCGCAGATCATCTGCTTGGCGTGGGTCGCTTCGTGGGCAAGGAGCCCCGCGATCTCGACGCGGCTATGGTTTTCCTCGCCGCCCTCGCCCAGCGTCATGATCAGGGTGGCCTTGCCGTCCTTCTCGAACCGCGTCAGGCGGCCCGCGCTGTCGGGATAGGGCTCATTCGGCAGTCCCATCCGCTTCATTGCGTGCTTCCACGCCTTTTCGGAGGGGCAGAAGCCGAGATAGACAGGTTGCCAGCCCCGGTCGATCCAAACGACGCGATCGAGCGGCGCCAGCTTTCCCATGGTCTATTGCTCCGCCGCTGCGCGCTCTTCGCGGAGCAGGTCGCGCAGGGCCAGCAGGTCAGCCGGCGCGTCGCTCGGGTTGTAGTCGGCGCCCAGAGCTTCGAGGTCGGCGTGCAGTTCGCGCAGGGTCAGGCCGTTGGCATCGGCGTTCGGCACATCCAGGGCGCGGCGCTTCAGTTCGGCCTCGATCGCGGCCACGGCGCCGGCGGAGTTGATGACGGGGGTGGCCGAGACGCTGCTGGCCAGGCCACGAAGAGTCAGGCCGCCATTGCCTTTCGACCAGGGCAGATCGCGCCAGCCGTCGGGGATGATCACAGCGCCGGGGTTCTCGCCGGTCTTGGGCGGGGGAATGGCGATCACGGGGGCCGAGCGCGGCGGCGCGTCCAGACGCTCGACGGGGACGCCCATGGCCTTGTAGGCGGCTTCGATGGCAGGCCAGTCGCCAACCAGAAACACCTTCGAGACGCCATGACGCGGGGTCGAGAAGAACCGGGGGTTGGAATAGGCGCGGCCTTCGATGAAGCCGTCGGCCTGCTGGCTGTAGATCAGTTCCAAGGGCTTATTGGCCATGTGGGGCTCCTATAGGCCCCAGCGCAGACCCCTCTGGATCATGCTGACGGCCGGTTGAGTGATGCCAAACTGCCTAGCGATTTGGCGCTGCGATGCGCTGCCCGTTAAAGCGCGTATCTCGGCGACTTCCGTCTCGGACAGCTTGGCTTGGGCATTTCGCTCGCGGTGCTGGGATGTGCCGTGACCGATCTTGTCGGCCTCGTTCTCCGCATGGGTCGCCCACCTGAGATGTCTGGGGCTTACGCACCCCGAACTGGCGTTGCCACACGAGTGCGCGGCCTCATGCTCGGGTGTCGGCGGTGGGCCGTGGGCCTCCTCGCAAGCGAAGCGGCTTACAAGCCCCCAGCGCCCTCGGTGCCGCATGTACCCGCGTCCGTCGCCCGTCGTTGTGTAGGGCCAAGCGAGGCACTCGTCGGACGCCCAGCCCAGCACGGTCTGCGCGAAGTACGCCTCGACATCACCCCTTGGCGTCGCCTTGATTTTGGTCCTGAGAGGGTCGCCGTGTCGGCGTCGCCGCTGATAGTGCAGGGAGCATAGCCCCGCTGTAATCCGCTTGGTGTTGCCGCATTCCGCGACCGAACATATACCGTCTTTAGCCATCTTGAACCTCCACGTTCAGGCTTGGTTAGAGCCCGTCGAGAGGTGAGATGCTCGGCGGGCTCGCCATATTACCAGCAAACCCGCCGATACCTAAGTATTCATGCGCATCCCGCGCGTGATTAGTTGCCGATGTTCGCAGCGCCCACAGCCAGGACCCCTGCCGTGTGCTTGATGTCGGTGGCGACCTTGTCCCAGTTCGAGCCGGTCGCCAGTTCGGCGTCGGTCGGCGACTTGCCGCCGCTGGTCTCGTCCCAGGTGTAGCCCTTCAGGCCCAGACCGAAGGTGTAGTCGACCTGCATCGTGGTCTCGATGCGGGTGTTGCCGTTCGTGGTCTCGATGTTGGAGATCACGTCGCCGCCGTCGAACACCACGGCCGCGCCGTCCACCAGCGACAGGACCTTCTCCTTCGAGACCGGCGAGGCGGTCTGATAGAGGGCCGGGGCGTCGGTGACGATGACGGCCTTGTTCAGGATGTCGACGATGGTCACGCCGCTCGCGGTGAACAGCTGCGCGGCATTGGTCAGGTTCTGGCCGATCAGCTTGTGATAGACGCTGCCGGTCATGACCTCGGCCACCAGATCGCCCGAGTGGTCGCCGAACTTGGCGTGCGAGGCGTTGATGGTCGAGTAGCTGATGCCCAGGTCGGGAGACGAAGCCAGGCCGTTATAGGTGGCCGAGCTCTGGGCCTCGATCGCGGCGACCAGGGCGGCGATGGCGGTGTTCAGCTGGTCTTTCAGCATCGCCTCGGCGAAGTTGCGCGAGGCGACTTCGATGCCCTGAACGGTCGGACGCTGCAGCCAGGTCAGCTGCGACGGCTCATAGCGGATCGGGCCGAAGCCGCCGGCGATCTTGACCGACGAGCGCTTCAGTTCGGTCAGGTCAGTGACCGAGGCGGCGCCGTTGGAGGCGTAGCGGTCGACGCGGCGCTGTGCCGAGTGAACCGCGGCGAAGAACGACTCCTGCAGGAAGTCGCCGGTGAAGCCTTCCATCGTCAGACGGATGGCTCCGCGCGAGGCCGCGTTGAACTTCTCCACCATCTGACCGAGGGTCTCGATCGTGGCGGGCATGATGAATTCGTTGAAGACCTTCATTTGGGTCAGCGACATGGGTAGCTCCTAAAGCTTGGGGGTTGGGTTCTCGGGGGTTTTGGTGCGGGGGATCCCTCCCCGCTTCGGTCGCTGGCCCTCATCCCGAGAACCCAGGCGTTTGATCCGGCTTACCTTGCGGGCAGGCCGGGGAATTTCGCGGCGACGGCGGCCTGGCGTTCTTCACGCGAGCCGCCGAAGCTTCCTGCGCCGGCTCCGCCACCGCCGCCGCCGCTGTCATGCTCCTTGCCCGAGCCGGAGTGGCCATCGCCATCAAAGGCGCGGGCGAAGGTGTCGGACTTGCGCATCTCGGCGACGAGGTCGGCCATCTTCATCGGGTTGCCCTGGCCGTCGGCGATGCGGACGTTTCCGGCGGAGTCGATGACCTCGACGGAGAACTTGCCGTCCTTCTCGACGGTGCGGGTGTTCTTCAGGACATGGGGCAGCAGCAGATCGACCGAGCCCTTGGCTTCAGCGATCGCCGCGGTGGCCCGCTGCTCGCGCAGCAGCTCATCGACCGTGCCGGCCAGGAAGCCGATCCGTTGATCGCGGCCGGTGAGCTCGCCGGTGTGCTTTTCCAGCAGCTGGGCGCGGGCAGCTTCGAACTTGGTATTGGCGATCTTGTCGGCTTCCGAAGCCGGATCGATCTTCTTCAGCTCTTCGAGCTCGACCAGGGCGGCGCGGGCGCGGTCAGGGTCGAGGTCCTTAAACTTGACGACGTCCTTCTCCAGGCGCTCGCGCTGGGTGCGTTCGGCGCCGAGGGCGGATTTGAGGCCGGTGACGTTCTCCAGGGCAAAGCCATCGACGGCCTCGACCTTCAGGACGAACCTGCCCTCGGTGCCGTCGGCGGCGGCGCCTGGCTGGTAGAACTCGCGCAGCGCTTCCGGCGCGTCATCGAGCTTGGTCAGAATGGCTTTGAGCGCCATGGGTGGTGATCCTTCCCGGATGGTGGTTTGCGCTTCCCGCGCATGGCCGGCGCGTCGGGATCACCCCGGCCGCGTCGATGGTCAGGCTTAGGCGCCCAGCCATTCAGTGTCGGGCGATCCAAGGACCTCCTTGGTCCATCCGCTCATCGAGCGGGCCCGGTGTTTGATGTGCGGCAGGGCCTCATGCCATCCGCGCTTGTGAGCGGCGGCGGCGGTCCAGGCTGCGGTGTCGAAGAAGTGGCCCGGCTCGGCCGACAGGGGCACGCCGCAGAGGACGGCCTGGTCAAATCCCAGATCGATCAGCGCGACCTTCAGGGCGAACAGGCCCGAAGAGCCGGTGGTTGGCTGGCCGGGGAAGCGAAACTCGGTGCGGCCCGTCACGCAGGGCGGGAGGCCCTTGGTCGATGAGGCTTCCATGTGCGCCAGGATCGCGCTTGGCCATGAATAGCCGGCGGCGACGCGCGCGCTGGCCCAGATTCCGAACTTCTCGCCGTGCAGGCTGACCCAGGCGTCGAGGTCACCCGGATAGGCCGCGCCCGCGTCATTGCAGGCCACGACCCCGGAGAACTCGCCCAGGTCAAGCGCCGCGTCGATGTCGGTCCAGACGTTCCCGGCCCCACCGAGGACGAGCGCGGTTCTCAGCGCCAATGGTCCGCAACCCAAGCCGGCATTCCTGGCTCATGCGGCTTTTCCCTGCCGTGGAAATAGACGATCCGCGTGTCACCCAGGCCTTGGTCGCGCACGGAGCCCTTAAAGCTCTGGATATGGCCCGGGAAGACGTCGTCGAGCATGACGTGGTCCTGGGCGCGCATGTGTTCCATGTCGTTCGCGCCGTTCCAGCTATTCCAGACGCCGCGGTTGCCGGCCGGAACCAGCGCGACGCCATTGCATGCCCGGCTGGGCATGAACGGATCGCGCGGCAGGCCAATCACCTCGGCTTCAAGGCAGAAGTCGGCGAGGTGGTCGATGTTGCCGGTGATGATGGTGTCGAGTCCGACAAGGATCATCGGGGCGTCAAGTTCATAGGGGCGGATGCAGTCGCCATAGCCGGGCGCGGCCGGTAGGCTGGCGATGCACTCGATCGGCTCACCAAACACGCGCGGCCGGTCTGAATAGCAGACGAACCTCATATCGTGGCGGGTCATGTTGCGGGCAAACCCGCGATAGAGCTTTTCGACCCAGGACTCGTCATAGCAGCGCGAGGTCGGCAGGCTTTTGGCGTTGGCATCCCAGATCAGGGTCGCGACGGTGATCACGCTGCGCGCATCCGGCGCTTTGCCCAGGCGGTGTTGATCTCGACGATCGAGCCGTCGCGCTTGAAGAGGTGGCTGGCAGGAACGTCGACACCGCAGACCGCGCCGGCGGCGATCATGGCGCGGGCCCCGATGTTCACGCCCGGCAGGATAACGGCATTGGCCCCGACGCTGGCGCCATCGCCCATCCGAACAGCGACACAACGGCCATCGGCGAGCATGTCATAGTCCCAGCCCACGCGGCTTGCCGACGGCCAGACGTCATTTGCGAACACCACTCCCGGGCCGATGAAGCAGTCGTCTCCGATCACGAAGCCCGCGCCCATAGCGACGTGCATGGAGATCACGCAGCGGTCGCCGAACTTCGGGCCGTCGAGAAGGGCGAATGGGGCCACGCTACAGCCTGCGCCAAGGCGTGTGCCGCGCGTGATGCTGGCGAACTGCCAGACCTTGCAGCCTGGGCCGATGTCAGACCCCTCGACGTGCGCCTTGGGGTGGATGAATGCGGTCGGGTCGATCATGCGGCCAGGCTCGCGTCGCTTTCCGGGTCGCTCTCCGGATCAGCGGTAGGATTGCCCATCGCGTCAACGGCGTCGGCCTGGCTGTCGGGATCGGGGATCTCGGCGTCAAGGCGCTTGCGTTCGCGTTCCGGGTCGAAGTCTGCCGACAGCACGTTGCGGCGCTTCATCTCTTCCCAGAGCGTTTCACCGCTGAGGTCGCCGTTTTCGCGCATCTTCTGGAGAACGTCTGGGCCCTTGTCGTCGCCCATTTCCAGGGCGAAGTCGGTGAACACATAGACGCTCGGCGCGGAAGTTTCCCGCACCCAGAGCGCCGTGATCTTGAACGCCTGTTCAAGCGCGTCACGCAGACCCCAGGCCCAGGCCTGAACGGCGTTGCTGGCCTTCTGGCCCGCATAGGCCGCCGAGACCACGGTGATGCCTTGCGAGGCGGTCAGCGGTTGCCGGCCAAGCTCGCGAAGCTGCTGTTCGGTGTTCTTGGCGTCCTCGGCTAGGAAGCGCAGCGATTCCGCCGACGGCTCGATGAACCTCCACTCGCCGTGATCGCCGTTCTCGCCCGATGGCGGAGCGTAGAGGACCGAGCGAGGGCCGACCGGGACAGCGACGACCTTGCCGCCCTCGACCTGCGGCTGAACACCGTTGCCGGCCAGCATCGGGAACGCCGTCAGCTCCTTGATCGACTTCAGGGCGGTCTCTTGCTGGAAGAGCTCGATCTGCAGGGTCGCGGCGCTCTTGAGCGGCGGCGTGAAGCGCCAGGTGCCACTCTTGCGGCGGCCGGTGATGAAGGCGACGATCGGGATGATCCCGATGGTGACGTTGCCGGAGTCAACGATGTTCCAGGCCGCGCTCTTGGCGTCCTTTTCCCACACGGTGAAGGTCGCGGGCTCATAGCCGACGATGCGGCCATTGATGTCGATGATCGGCTCGCGGTTGAACTGACGGACTCGCTCGATCTCGACCTCATCGAACCCGACGCGGCGGCGGATGCACTCGGTCATGCGAGCGTGAACGAACTCTTCCTTGCCGCGTACCGTCTCGCTGTAGACCGCGATCATCGACTTGGCGGGGATGCGAACCCAATAGGGCCGAGCGCCAGCGGCCCGCTCATCGGCGAGCGTCGCGCCCTTGGCTACCTTGGTGTAGTCGATGAGGATCCAGTCGATCGCGTTGGCGATGCCGGCGAAGAAGGTCTGGCTGGCGAAGACGTTCAGGTTGTTGCCGCGGCCGTCGATGTCCTCAGCGAGCGCCTTGATACGATCCGAGGCCGTCTTGTCGATGATCGTCACCTTCTCAGCGAAGGGCTTGGCCGCCAGGTTGTTCAGGATGTCCTCGAAGACGTTCGTGAACTTGGCGTTGGCGGCCCGATACTCATAGTCCGGCAAGGTCTCGTTGGGGAACTGCGGCAGATAGGTGGCCGCCGCCTCCCGCATCGCCTCGGCGCCTTCGAGCATGGTCTCGACCATGTCCCAATAGGGTAGCATGGCGGCGTAGTCAGAACTCGGTGTGGCGGGCGTCGAGGCCATTGGTCGCCCTCCTATCTGGTCGCGTAGGTGCCGAAGAGGGCGGCCGGAGCCGTCCGCTGCTTGATCAGCGGGGCCAGGGCGTACCGCAGCGCGTCGATGTAGTGATTGTGCGCGTCGACGATGATCGACTTGATGTCGCCCGTCAGGCGGTCGACCTTGTAGCTGTAGAGGCGGAACTCGCGGGCCGTCTGCTCGCAGTCCGGGTGAACAACGATCTGGTCGAACGACTTGAGGAACGCGATGCCATCCTCGACGCTGCCCGGCCATTTGGTGGCCGCTGCGACGCGAGGAAGGCCGTGCCGCGATAGGAAGCTGATGCTCTCAGGCCTGGCGCAGTCGGCGCGGGTAACGTGCTCGGCAAAGCCGGGGATCTTGTTGGCGATGAAGCCCGACGTCGCGTCCAGCTCCAGCTTTGTCTTGCCCGCCTCGCTGCGGATCCAGAGCTTGCGGTCGTGGATGAAGCACCGAAGAGCCGCCGTCGGATCCTGGGCGAAGCCGAAGTCGAGGCCCTGATATGGACCATCCCAATCCCGGCCCGGTTCGAACTCCGCAACGCTGAACTTGCCGGCGAATATCTGCGCCTCGGTGAGCGTCAGGAACGCGCCGTTCCAGACATGCTCATATGTCTCGGGCCGAAGCCGCAAATCCTCCAAGCGCTGCTTGTTCAGGATTTCGGGGAACCATGGGTTATCCGACCAATTGAGGTCGGTGACGATGCAGTCGTCAGGCGTGCTCTCGACGAAGCGCTTGTGGGTGGCGCTCTCTGGGCTTTCCGGGTTGAAGCTGATCCAGTTCTCAGCCTGCCAGCCTGGGCCTTCGTCCCGAATGGTCGGGATCAGCTTGCGATAGGCGACCTCCGAGACGCTTTCGGCCTCATCGGTCCAGTTGCCGATGATCCGCGCCTTCGACTTGATGCTGTCGAGGTTGTGGCGAAGGCCGGCGAAAGCGTAGCTGATCCGGCGGTTCTTGGTTCGGATATACCGCTCGCCGAGGTCGAAGTAGTCGAGCAGGAAAGGCTCGGACCTGATCGCGGCCTTGATCTCCTCCATCGACGACTCGTCAAGGCTATTCAGGTGTTCCCGGCTGGCGAGGAACACGCCCTCAACGCCAAGTTCCGCGAGCTGATAGATGCGCAGGGCCGACCGCTTGGCTAGGCCCCTTGTCCGTCCACCGCCGCGACCCCCCTTGAAAACCCGCGTCCTCGCCGGCTTGGCGAAGTTTCGCGTGATCTTCGGGATTTCCTCAATCGTCGCTCGCATCAGGCGCCACGAACTCGATGATGGTGGGCTTGGGCGACATACTGCCATCGCTGGACGAAAGGTCGCTCTTGTCGACGATCAGGCCCAAAACCTTGGCCTTCCCCATCGTGGCCGCCACAGCAGCCGCAGCAGAGCCGCTCTGACGTGCAAAGGCGCGATCCTCGTCGAGCTGCTTGGCGATGTCGTCAATGGTCAGAACGACCCGCGCTGCGGCCTTACCTTGGATCTCGGCCACGCGGGCGGAAACCTTGTCATTCCTTGTCAGGCGCGATGCGTTCGGTTCGCTGGGCGCATACCCCGCCGCTTCGTATGCATCGGCCTGACACTTGCCGCTCGCCAACTCCTGGGCGAACCGCTCATGTCGCGCGTTCTTGAGAGCCGGCACTTATCGCCCCTTCAGGTGCCGGTGCGCCAGAACGGTCGCGGCGCAGCCAGCGATCATGCCCCCGATGAAGATGGCGGCGAGGCTGTACGCGATGGTGTAGCCGAGGGCGGAAAGGATGGTGGTCACGGCCGGATCACCTTCGGCTTGATCACGACCATCTGGCCGCCGTCCATGCGGAGACGAACGGAGGTGGCGATGCCTTGCGATGCCTTTTTGCCCAAGAGCATCTCGCGGACGTAGGCGCTCCAACTGGCCGCCAAGAGACCGCCGCGCCAGGGCTCGGTGTATCCGCTGTCAAACTCTCGGCTGATCTGGGTGACGGTCACGACGGATCATCCATTCGCAAGATCAGCTCCCACCGAACGCAGCCGTGAACGGTTTCGTAAGCGATCTCGTCACCTTCGATGATGATTTCGCCATCGGCGTCGAGCTTGGCGCGAACGATGAGGCCGATTTGCGGATCGATCGTTACGCACTCGGCCTGGTAGACGTCATCCAGATAGCCGTGCGCGTAGATGCCGATCTTTTGCATGTCAGAGCACAGCCGGTACCCAGCGTCGCCTTCGGTCGTTGAGATGCGGAGCGAGGTGAGCGGGGTATCGTTCATTGGGCAGCTCCAGCCTTTGCGGCGACAGGCCTAAGCCGAACCGACCACCGTGACCCGAGGCCGACAATCTCGATGTGGCCGATCCGCAGAACCTTGATAGGCCCGACCTGACGATAGATAAGGCGTCCACCAAGCAGTGAGAGTGAGCAGATCATCGGTCTTCGACCATGGCCTCGAACTCCATGCCGCCAATCCAGGCAGTGAGGCGCGCGAGGAGGACGGCGAGGGACAGCCGGAAGCGCAGCGTCTTGGGAACGCGGACCTTCAGGGTCACGCCAGCCATCGCGGTCTTGGCGTCGAGGGTGATGGTGTTCGTGGTCATCTGCCCTCCCTTGAGGTTTCGCGCGCAGTTCGGCCTCAGTGTGATGGGCAACTTCAAGCCGGGGCGTATTGCTTGCCGGCGGGCTTGCCATCTGAGGGTGCGGGGCTGACCTGGCGCGAAGTCGTGAGCCTGATCGTCGGAACCGCTCTAGCCCTTGCCGTAGCTCGGAACATAGGCGGGGATGACGATAGGGCTGAACGAAGAAACCCCGCACGGCGTGAACCGGCGGGGCTGATGTCGTTGGGCGCGCGCGTGGCGCAACTCTCAATGGACATAGCGGAAACATTATTTGGCTTCCGGGTCAAGGGGTGGTGGCCCTATCCATCGCCAGACACCCGATCTTGCGCCACAATGCCGCGCCAGACCCGTTGCGCGATCTCTAGGGCCTGCGACAGGCCTTTGCGGTTGCGATCAAGGGCCCGGCCGCCTCCGAAATCGGTGATGCTCCCGCCCTGCCCCGCGACGTGTCGCAGCATTTGAAGCGCCGCCGGGTTGGTGATGCAGCCAAGGGCGACGGCCCGATCGGTGGCGCCGACGAACTGGCCCAGCTTGGCCCGCTCGAAGCGCTTGGCGACGAAGGCCTCGTGATTGTGCCCCGCGCCGCCGGTGTCGCCGATCTGCGAAGCCTGCAGGTCAGCACCACGGGCTTCGTGGCCCTTCCGATAGATCAGGCCGATGTCGTACTGCTCGCGGGTCAGGTGGCCGAGCTTCCACATGCGGTGCAGACCGTCGCGGCTGGCGATCTGAACGGCGCCGTGTTCCGGGTTCTCGTCGATGAACTCCCCCCGCGCCTCTGCGAGCCGGGTGATCTCCTCGAGCGCCGTCTTCCGCTCGGCGACCGTGAGGCGCTGCTTCGGCCTGGCCGCGATGCGGGCGATCTTGTCCCGGGCGAGGTCACGCGCGCCCTTGGTCTTGGCCTTCGTCAGTTCCATCACGGCCTTGTCGAGGTCGCGCTCCTCGTCGCGGGTCAGACGGCCGAGCTGGTCCTGATCGCTCACCAGCTTCGGCTTCAGGACGGCTGCGGTCTTGGTGGTGGCGGTCATGATTTCGTGCTCCGCTTTCATTCTGCGACCAGCCCCGCGACGAAGGTCATGGCCAGGCCGGCGGTGATCAGGACCGCCGCTGCAATTCGTGAATTGATGTCGCCATCCCCAAGGATGGTTGCGATGCGCCGCCACACGCTGCGGTCGCGGATCAGGCGCGCGATGGCCCAGATGACGGGCGCGACAAGCGCGATGGCGATTATGTTTCGGATACTCACAGTCCGACACTCCGCTTGGTCGCCGTTACGCTAGACGAGATCGCGACGAGGTGAGATTGCAGCGCGGCGTGCGCGGCCTCGGTCGCCTTGGTCAGGCTGGCCGTGTTGCCGCGCCAGCATGCGGCCTCGAACATCTTCACGGCGCCGGCGATGTCCTTCTCGGACGCCATACGCTCCGTGATGATCCCGGCCTGTTGCGGGGTGATGGTCATGCGGCTTGGCCTTTCGACTGCAGGGCGTTGGAAATCCAGGCGCGGAAGCGGGCCCAGAGGGTCGGCGGGGCGGGTGG